CAATCCTTCGTTTTTGAGAACCGGTGTAATCAAGGGCTTGTTGAACCCTTTCTCTTTGCCGTTCTAATAGTTTATTGGCCACCCAAGATCCGCCGGTAACAGCGGATACAATTGCGGTGACAGCTATGGCAATGTACTCCGGGCCCACAACAGCAATGCTTTTTCTTAATTCTAAATTCAGTAATCGATATGCAGCTGACCTTTTCTAGCAAGTCCTGTGACAAGCCAAACCAAGGCGTCAACACAGTCATCATGACCACTGACACCGAAATTCGTGAGTTCCTCGAAGAGATTTGTGAAGTTACGAAAACGATTGAAGATGATTTTGCGGTCTTCAAACATACCCATAATTCCCCTGAAGCGTGCCAACTTATCTGCACGGAAACCTTTGACTGGATGCCAAATCAAGTTGTAGAGACCTTCGTTATTGAGGCAGACGCGTTTGAAATCAGCTTCAAGAGAGGCTTGGTACTGGACAGCTTCTGACCAAATGTCACATGTTGAATAGGTTGGAAAATAGTTTCCATTATCATCACGGCCTATCACGGACCAGTCATTGAGAAGTTCTTTCAAGGCGTCTAGTTTTTCCAGGTTTCCCATGACACGAATTCGCCTGTAATCAATGATGTGAATTCGATCTCCAATGCGTCCGCCAAGTATCATCACGGTGTAATCATTTTTTTCTTTGGTGCCAGCGGAAAGATCAACACCAATACCAAGCGTGTCAAACTCCGTCGAAATTTCTGCCTTAACAATTAGTTCTGGTGCCAAAGACAATTCGTTTTGACGAACAATCTGATTCATGTATTGAAAAGAGAAGGCAATTGGTGCTTGCCGTTTCTTTTCTTTGAGGTATTCCAGAGACCACATTTCCGGCCAATAGGACTCTGCTTCTCCCGTCTTGGGATTATTTAGGATTGCGGAAAGAACAACCTGAGACCAATTATTTTGCTCGTTAAATGTTGTGGCATGAATATCGTCATGACGGAAGCGAGTACCAAGACAAATTGCCCGAGCACCTTCAAACATGGTGGGTGCAATCACCGCGTTCCAGTTCTCTTGCATTTGTTTCCGAATATCCGGGTTTGAAATGTCTGCTGCCGATTTAATTGGGTCATCAATCATTACCAGATGAGAACGCTTGGAAGTCACTGAGCCTTTAAGACCAGCGGCACAAAGCGTAAATTGTTCGTCGCCCGTGGTGTCGATGCCCGCAAATTTATGATCAATCGACCAATACTCATTACTGGTTACGTTCTTCATCAAACGGACCGTAGGGAAAACCTCTTGGTACCGCTTGCTTTCAATGATTCGTTTGATGGTTGCCGACTTGGAACGTGCAATATCAACGGTATAAGACAAATACAGAATCTGAAGAGGAAGTTTGGCTTGAGTATGGATGCCAATTGCCCATGCAGTTAACAAACCAAGTACTGTGGACTTTGCTGATCCCCGTGGTGCCAGAAGATCAACATTGGGACCAGAAATTCTAGTTAAACAGCTGCTGTCTTCATTGGTAACAAAGTGTCGATGCCAATCAATATGGTGTGTTGCCGGAGGTTTATCAGCAACGTAGTCACAAAAATACCCAAAGTCATCCCGCGCTCTTTGCAGGAGATCTTCGTTTTTCGGTAAGCGTATTTGCTGTCGTCGTGCCGCAGCCCTGGCGTTACGACGGTAAGCAAGGTGCGTATAACTCGGCACGATAAAAATTCAGTTACTTTCTGATGTTTATCCTACTCAGTTTCTTTGTCTTTTTTCTTTTGTTCTTGATATTTTCGCGCTTTATCTAAAGCTGCTTTGCGCTTTTCCTTGTCTGTCATTTCAGTGCCGTCTTCATTCTTGGCTTCTTTCTTCTTGAAGTACTCAAGAAGCTCAGGAGGCATTTTGTTTTTAGACACTATTTAACAGGCTTAGCGCCACCGGCAAGTTTGATAGCAGGTTTGTCCGCCTGCGACGGTTGTAAGCCAAAGGTGGAGCCTGGTTTGGTTTGAGAAGGTGACAGATTGGGTTTCATTGCACCCGGCTTTCCAGCGCCCACGTGATTACTCTGGTTCTGAATATATTGTATAACCAAATAATTTATTCTTCAAGCTGCATGCGAGCCCAAACACTCATTGTGGCCTCCTCCAGCGGTATCTCAATGGGATCATCTTTGAAAATAAACATGATTTCTCGAATGGCACGATCTGCGCCCGCCATGAGGAGACCCTTGCGGTCTTTCATGTTGGTAAACTTTTCAACTTGATCAATGTGACCACGGATTTCTTTCTGCATTGATGCAATACGTGCAACACCTGCATCTCGCTTGACCACACCGCTCTCTACGTCTTCTCGAAGCTTGCGCACGTCCTCCTGCATCTCATCAATTTCATACAGGAGTTTTTTGCGATGATCAGGCTTTTTGTAGTTGTCCTTGACCCAAAGAGAGCACGCCGTAATACTTCCCCTGTATCCAAGGAATCTGGAGTATAAATAAATTTCAACTACCGAATAATTATCTGCAGAAAAAGAACAGAACGATTCCTGGGTAGAAGCGTCGAGATTATCTACCCATGTATCAAAGAGCTCAATATCGATAAGCTCGTTGTGACTGTTGGTAGTCTCGTTCTTCGTCGCGGCGCTTTTCTTCTGACGCGGCACCAATGGTCTTGCGCTCTTGTTCACCAGCAGTCTCCATTTTTTTCTTGGAAAACTCGTAAGCTACGCCAGCAGCCTCCTTATACTTTTGTAGGTCAAAGTAATCGTCGGCGCTATAAGGTTTGGAAGGCGTATTGCTCATGGCTCATTGAGTTTACAAGATGAAATCAGAAATTGCTCATCATGGAAGCAAGGCCCTGAGCAAAAATGTCACGACGACCTTCTTTAGATTTTTCACCCGCTTGCTTCAGTTTAGAAGCCTCAAGTTTATCAAGAAGTGCTTGAAACTTAACGAGATCAAACGGATCTTCCGATGCGGGCGTGTTGGTCATTGTTTAGCTTTTGGGATACGTTAATTATAGCAAATAATTTTTTAGAAGCTAAAGGATCCGATAAGAGCAGTATATTGATTGCCCGCCTGTTGAAGCTTGGTAACTTTTTCTATGCCTTCGTTTTTCAGCGTCTGCACTTCTTTATCAATCTGACCTTGAAGATTACTCAAGCCAGACTGATAAATAAACGCTTTGGTTTCTTTGATTGCGTCAAGGTTTGCCTCGATTTCACCAGCGGTACCCGTGAATTCTTTTTGGAATTCTGGGATGGTAACGCCGGTTTCTTTTGCAAGATCACCAGCGTATTTAGGAAGGAAAGACTCCTGGAGCTTGAACTGATATTTTTTAACACCCTTATCATCCTTTTGGGCCTTCCCAAACATCGTCTCGTAGTAGTTATCAAGATAGCTCTTATTAAACTTTTCTTGATATTCGTCGCTTGCCTTAAGCGTTTCTTTTAAGTCGCCAACAGATTTGTAGTAACCCGACTGAAAAGATTTTTGAGCTTTTTCTAATTGTTCGGTGGTTGGCCCCTTACCAAAATATTCTTGATACGCAGATTCAATCTGAGACTTTTGTTGCCCAGGCTGAATATTGGTTAAGTAATAATCTGTTAACTCTTGCAGAGCACCTGGTTGAGGGCCGATGTCATATTTAGAGGCATAGTCTTTAAGCTCTGCCTGTGCCTCTTGATAACTCAACAAGCCCTTAGATAACTGCTGTTGAATCGTCTGTTTAAACGGAGTAAAGCCCTGTTGTGCAGCTAGTTTTTTTTCAGCGTCTGCTGCTGTTTTTGCAGCCTTTTCTTCGGCAGCGGTTTTTTCGGCTGCCTTAAGTTGCTCTAGCTGATATTTTTTTAGTTGGTCTCCATACGGATCTTTAGGTTGTTGGTATGAGACTGTTGTGCCACCGCCGCCCATGATTTACCTCCTTAACCTGCAAACATTTGATCGACATTAATCGGAGCAATCGGACCAAACATAGCCCGACCGGCGCCCACTTGTTGAGCCAGCGCCGCTTTTAACTGCTCTCGATTTGCGAGGCGCATAGCCTCTTTGGCTGGACCAGACGTTGCTTGTGCCATGGCACGTTTAAAGTCCTCTTCTCGTCCGGCACGTTGCACGTTAGCAAGCTCGCCAAACTGAAACCTTTGAGCTTCCTTTTGACGCTCTAATTCCCTAGGAGCAGCAAGAAACTCTCCAAACTGCATGCCA